TTTTTTTTGAAAAAGGATAAAAATTTATCTCTCGACTCTATTGTCTTTTTAAGACTTTGTGGCCCAATATTTCTTTTGTTTATTAAACCTCCTAACTCCAGAGACCTTTTGACTGATTTAAGCTTTCTATCTATGTAATCAACACCAGTCATTTCTATTTTGCTTTTCTTAATTTTTTGGTCCTCTCTAAGCTTTTTGCAGAAGCCAAAATTCAATGGCACTATTCCTTTAAAATAGTCTTCCTTTTCTGAATCTTGCATATTTTCCCAGAACATGTTAACTAAGTGACTTGATCTTGGAACAAAACCTTCTATTAATTCTTCAATGGAGTTTGGAATGAGCCCGGAAAGTTTAAATTTTTCAAAATCAGCATCATTAATTAGCCATTTATTTTTCAACAATTCTATATTTGACACTAGTGATGAAACACAAACGCTAGGACCATCTCCCCAAAACAGCAAACTGCGACTGTTAGATATACACGATATTATATCATCCATAACATTTTCTCCTAATAAAGGTTGTATAGACAAGCAACAGTGTATTAAAGATTGGTGAACCATACCATTAGGGACTATCATTATATTGTTTATTTCTAATTGATTACCTGATTTAACATGCTTTCTAACGTTATTAACCATTGAAGCTCTGTCCAAATTTTCTAAAGGAATATCTACTGTAGCGTTGCACAACCTTTTAACATCACTGACAGTTTTGAATTCATAGGCTCTAGCAGCATCATCAGAAGTTGTTACAACAGAGTAGCTTATAACAGACTTTGTAATTAATTTGAAGGCTTCTGAAAAACCAACATTATATATCGTGTTTAAAACCCCAGCAGTAGTTGCAAATTGACCTTGCATCATGTGATAGTACATAGTAATCTTAGGCGTTTTATTTATTTTATTTCTCTGCAACCTAGATATCATATTATACTCCAAACTTAAATCATCCAAAGCCTTAAGATTGTCATAGTCATAAGGAAAAATTATTTCTCTCCTTTTGTTCATAGACATCAAGTACGAAGAGCTTATTAATGAGTTGACAGAACATATTTTACCTATAGAGTACAAACAAACAGACATAGCTTCAGGGTGCATGTAGCCAGAGTGGAAAGACCTGTCCTCTGATGACATTATATGGTAGCTCTCAGACTGAAGTATTGGTATAAATGTTTTGACCATGTTATAGTATTTCTTTGTGTCTAATAAAAAATCTTCATCCATTGAGTTTGAGATTATAGAAGATTGAGTTTCTATGTACAACTGCATAATTCTTTGGTCTATAAAGCTAACAGGTATTTCTCTATCAGAACTTTTGGCATCTTTCTCAAATATTGAATAAACGTAGTTGAAATCTTCTCTATCACAATCTTCAATCGTTTTAACAAGCAATTCGTAAGCACCTTTACAATTTTTTTCCTTGAGGTACGTGGACAATTCTCTAGCAACGTTTGACGATTTAATTATTTTATTTTTTTTGTACATCATATCATTAATTGATCTTACAGAGATCATATTTGTTAGCTGGAAACCAGGATTAATCTGCGAGTTCATTACACCTAAAATTTGTTTTCCTGATAAGTAAAGTTGAGCTAAAAACATTGGGTAATTAGTAAGAGGATGTTCAACTTTGATTTCTATTAAAAACTTAAAATCAGAATAAGATGAATCCCCACTGTTGAGCTTACACAAATATTCTAATTGTTTTGAATAATTATCAACTATGGATTTCCTACTGATCTCTTCTTTTTTTAATCCTTCTATAAGTTTTTTCATGCAATTGTTAGCGTGTTTTGAATTCCTTATATGCCAATTAGTCCCTAACGCAAAATCTTTCTCCAAAGATTGATACCTTATAGGTAGATTAAATACTGGTGTTCTATCTTTGCAAACTCCTTCTTTCAAAACTCTTTTCAAAGAATCAACCATCTTTTGCAAAAGATAAGAGTCAGAGAAATTAAGAAAATTGTCGCTAATAGTAAGGTTGTTGAACAAAAGGTTGTAGTCACTATATCCAGACAAGTATCTAGTAGTCGAAAATCTGAAATCAGAAGCTATTTGACGAACTTTAAAATTTGAGCTTTTTCAGTTTCTTTTTTAGCCTCAATTACTGCTTTTATATCTTCATTGGGAACCGCAACAGACAAGACATAATGTTTAATTTTCCAACCATCAGACG